TTGCTTCTCGGCCAGACTCAAACAAATAATCGTACAAGCCCTGACGGATTTGTGGGTCGTAGTACAGAAGCGTATGTCAATGTTTACCCTATGGTTGCAGACGCTTTGGAAGCGGGTGAAGAAGTAACTATTACCTATGTTGACTTCGCATGAGCAAGAAGAAAATCAGAGAGACCAAGGTCGGAAAGTGGTTGAGCGAAAAGGCCCCCGCTGTCCTCGATGCGGTAGGCGATGCACTGCCGGACCAAGGCGTGCTGGGGATGGTGAAGCGTCTGGTCGACGGGGAGCCCAGCCTGACGCCAGAGCAGAAGCTGGAGTTCGAGAGAATGGTTCACGAACACGAGATGTCTGCGCAAGAGAATGTAACCCGAAGGTGGGAGGCGGACATGAAGAGCGACGTTCCTCTGGCGAAATACATCAGGCCCAGTATGCTGATAGCCTTGTTCTTGGTGTTCGTGGCGCTAACGATTTGGGACGGGGTTGACCCGTCTTTCATGCCCCCAGAAAACTACCTCGACATTCTTGAGCTACTGATGCTCACGGTATTCGGGGCTTACTTTGCGGGGCGCACTATTGAGAAGGCAACTCAAACTCGTAGTCTCTAAAGTCCCGGATGTAGATGGGGGTTTTATCCCCTACGAAGGCAGAGACAACGTTGAATTGCATGAACTCACAGGCCTCTTCCCAAAGCATGCCGTCCTGTCTGACCAGACAGTTAATGCATTCCCAGTAATCGTACACAGCCACGGGGTTCATGCCCTCGGTGATTCCTATCAGCGCCCCGTCAAATCCTGTGGCAATGAGACACTCGTTTTCTTTCAGCGTCTCAATCAACAGCTCTTTATCTTCTACTGTCCTCATGACTTTAAGTCTTGACAACGAAGAAACATTTCTCCTGAGTCGGGGTCCAGCTTTTTGATAGCCATGTAGAGTGAGCGAGAGCTACTCTTAACCTTTGCCCTTTCTTGTCTGGTAGAGTCTGAGCCGAGGCTGCAGTACAGGGCCGCATCAATGCGAAGCAACTCGTCTACTTTCATCTTGGTATCCCAGCTCTTGAACCCTAAAATCTTATCGATATCGTTAACCGTGTAGGCCATTGAGCACTGTGTTTATTTTCTTCTTGGCTTCAGCTTCCTTGCCAGATGGAACCCGCAAGGATATCAAGTCCCACAACTCTTTGAGTCTTTCTTCTTTCTTGATGGCTTTTTTAAATGCGGCCTCATCCATCTCGCGCTTCTTGTTCAGCTTCCTAATCTTCTGCTCCAATTCAATAACCCTTTCCCTGAGCTGTACTCTGTCGAGTTTGTACAGGGGATTGAACTGCCCGCTAAAGACTTTGTCAAGCTCCTCATAATTTCTTTTGAGCTTGCTGTCTGCCTGTGTGAACCCGTAGAAGTTTCTGCAGTAGTGAACGATGGTGGCGTGGTCCATGCCCAAGTACTTCGCTATGTTCACCTTCGTGTGCCCTCTTGCCACAAGAATGTTTGAGAACACAAACCTTGCGTTGACATAAGTCCGCTTTCTTGTCCTCTCCCTAAGTGGTACATCAAACAAGTCCTCTACTGCTTCCCGCAACACATCAAAGTCCTTCTCAATTACTTTATCCATGTGTGTGAATATCGTTAGCAGGTTTTACTATTCCAACTCACAGCTCAATAAATTTTAGGAACCCACTGTCGGGATGAGATATGAGCTCCCCTATAGGCGGGGTCCAGCCCTTGGCATTGTTGTCTCCAAACGCCTTGTTCCCCCGTGTAACGTAGTCTGCTGACTCAAGGTGTCTTAACAGTTTCTCTACATCAAAGGTGTACGCCACCCTCTTGTCATTGGACTCTTTGATTATGTAGACCATGTACTCAGCCTCAAGACTGTAGATTCCACACTGCTCGTCGCGCGTTGTGCTCCAGTATTCAAAGTAAAAGTTCGGTGGTTCGCTCCTTCTATTGGCCCAGTACATAGCCTTCTCGTCGTACTTCACCTCATACTTTACCCCGGTGTCATCCATGACATCCCAGTAAGTCTTTCCTGTAGATACCTCTATGTTCTCGTAACCAAGACCCTCAAGGTGCTTTACCCACAAGAGCTCGCCCTCGTCACCCTTTGCGAAGCTCATTGTACTCTTGACAAGACCACTTGATAGCATCAACCTCCAGCCCGACTTTCTTTCGGAACTGCTTGGTCATATCTAACACGGACTCCCAGTCATCTTTGGGCGTGCCGTCTTCATTGTGGAGAGCCTCGTAAAGCTCTGTTGTCAATCGATGTATCTCGAGTGTACTAAAGGCGTACAGCTCACTCGTCCGTTGTCTCGTCATGACTCATGATGATTTTGATGGTTTCGTCTACCTGCTTTTTGTTCTTCGGGATGAAGAGCATGTAGTCGTCCATCTCATTCTCCATGAGATATTTAAGAAATAGCTTCCACCTTAGAGGAAAGGTGTGTTGGCTGGGGACATAGCCCTTCGTCTCGATGATGAACTTGTGTTCGTGAGATACAAAGTCTGGTGTGTATTTGATGGGTAGCACTACCCGCCCAGTGGCATTAGACATTACGTCCTTGCCTCTGGTTGCTTTATGATATTCAGTGGGATACCGGAACGACTCCTGTAGAACAAACTCTTCCGGCTCGTAGCGGAACTTGAGCTTGGCTTCTTTCAGTCTGTCGTAACAATACGTTTCTAAATTCGACTTCAGGGTTTGTCCGTCACGCTTTAAGTCTCTTTTTTTAGCGGACTTTTTCCGATGAGGTCGAGTAAGGTTTTTCTTGTATGCCGGCACTACCCGGTAAAGTACAATTTATTTACCCATGATATATAATTGTTCGCCCTTTACTTGTTCACTCAGCGGCTTAAACAACCGTGGCTTTGGACCTGCAAGACCAAATCCAGTAAAGAAACTATTCAATTCAAACAGTAATGGAGCAGAGAAAGGGGTAGGCTGACCGCCGGTCTCAACTTCTCTTACCTTCCTTACATGCATCTCCATAGTCCTCCTCATCGATGGGTCCATGTGTTGCACCTTTCTGTGCAGGGTGAGGAAGCAGTCGCATCTATTGACCCACTTACCGCCGTGCTCCGTGTCCTCTGCATAGGGCGCATCTTGTAGTCCGTCTGGCCCCTTTCTTCTTTGACTCTCCGTAACGCTATGCGCGTTCACCCAAAGCGCCATCTCCATCCGGTTGCAGAAAGTAAGGAACTCACTGGCCGCCTCGTAATGATACTCGTGTACTCCGACATTGCGCCCGGCATTGAGGTCAATCTTGAGGCTGTTGTAGGGGTCAATCATCAATCCATTTACAGGCTTAATGCTATGCACCTTCTCACAGAAAATCAGTATGTCTGCGTAGCTGTATATCTCCCTGTTGCTAATGACCTCAAAGTGTTCCAGCACCCAATTCCAACTGAGCTTTCTTTCGTCGTAGTTCATGCGCCGGATGGGCATGTTCATTGCGAACTGCATGAGCTTCATCTTAATGGCGGCAGTCTTGTTCTCACTGCTGTACAGCACCCATCGCCAGCCATGATGCATGCTTGCGGCCACCATCATGTATAGCATGAAGGTTGTCTTACCAATGTTGCTGTGGCCGTTGACCATTACGTACTCCTTCTTGAACATAAAGTACTTGTCCAAGAACTCATTACCTGTTGTCAGCCCAAGCTGTATGTCTCCGTTGCAGTACTTGTCTATCCAATCGTAGTCGGCGTCATCGTTGCTGACGAAGGACATGTCTCCGTCTTTGATGCGCATCTCTCGAAGAATCTTTTTCTCTTCCCCAAGAACATCCATGATGGGCATAGTCTTGCCCTTTTGAATGCCATCATCAATCGCCTTGCGAGCGTTCTCTTCGTTGTCGATATCCCTCTTTGATATCTCTCTAAACAGAATCTCCTTGACCACATGCTCCTCAACCTTTCCGCTGGCAACATACCCACCCATCAGCATTGAAGCGCGAATGAGGGTGTTGTGCTTCTCCCCTGCCATAGCTCGGTGAATCATCATGACTGCGATGTTCACCTTGCTGTAGTCGGTTGTGCCTACCTCTACTTTTTCAGGCTCCGATGCATCACCCCTAAGCCCAACAAAAGGCTTGACGTCATCCCACTTCTTAATGAATATCTCTGGGTCGTATGACTCAAAGCACAGTCGGCTTTCGTTGATGCCCGTGCTGTCCAGCTCAAGGTCGTAGTACTCTTCAAAGTATTTTTGAGCAGAGCGAAAGTGGTCACGATGGCGCTCACACTTCTCAATCTTCAGCAGGGCTTTGACTCCGTCCCCACTGGGGCTACACCAGACAGCAAGGACGTACTGGTCTTGCACCAATTTAGTCTTGACCTCTTGTACGTTGACGTGGTCAAAGTCCAGTGCTATCAGGTTGCTGTGTTTCGTTAAGCCCTCGTCTTTACGAGAGCTGAACTTCCCGCTGAACATAACAACGGGTAGCTCTTTCTTGTGCTCCTTCTTACCTGCTCTTACTTTTTGAATCAGCTCCTTGGTCCTTCCCTGATTTCCCGTTTTGATTCTGTTCAGAGCGGTATACAAGTCTACTTCGAGGAGCTGTTGTGGACGTGTGTCCGTCAGTTTTCGCGCTATCGTTAGTTTCGGATTCATTCATTCGTCGCTTAATGGTGAGTAGAATAAGATATCCGATGAGGTCCTTCACCACGTCCTCATCTTCTTGTGCATCGCCCTGTATTACCCTGTTCAGTTTGTCGTCAATCCGCGCCAGTATCTGAACCTCAGCATCGGCCTTACAGAATATCCGAACCGGGTTGATGGCGCTGTCCCCGTACCTCCTGTTCTTATCAATCAGAAGCCCCTGTATCTCCTGACAGATAGATTTGATTGTGTCTTCCGTTGTTCTTAATGACATCTTTGACTTCGTTTAAAAACGTAATGGTCTGATTAATCTGCTTGACTTGTTGGACTATATCTCCCCGTCCTATTCTTCCGAACTCTATACCGGGAGGTAACTGCATGAGGCTTTCGTTCACCAGTTCGAGAGCTATGTAGTACTGGTGCCTGTACGACTTGCTATTCATGAAATAGCTTTCGTGTTGTCCGCACAAATGCAGAACCGTAGTTCGGTCACAGGCGTACAGCTTTGCTACGTCAACATTGTGCACGACTGTGGAGAGGGCGTTGACCATCGCTGACTTGAGCTCAACCATCTCTCTGCGCCGACTTCCGTCATACTTCAGAGAGACCCTGTCTTCATACCTGTCCTTGAGTCTTTGGAGGTAGTGTTGTATATCCATGGGGCGTAAAAAAAAGAGGGGAGCCAATCGTTACTGGCCCCCCCCTTCACCTATGCTAAACCAAAACCTGCTTGAAGCAGTGCTGTATTAGAAGGGCAGGTCGTCGGACTGAACTGCCTTCGCCTTTGTAGGCTGGCTGTCTGCGGAGCGGGGGTCCCACACTGCACAGAACGAACGGCCCTGATTGCCCTTCTCTTTGTCTTTAAACACCACGAGGTCAAGGTATACGTTACCCTTCTCGGTGGCGAATGTCTTCAGTTGTTCGAGGTCCTCAAGGGTTAGCTTGAGTTTGCCTGTGATACGGGGCATCTCAAGATACCCCACATAGTTGCCTTTGCTTTTCTCGCTCATGGAACTTGGATTTAAATTGTTTGTACTCAGTTCGGAATCGTTTCAGTTGAATCTTAAGCTCCGACCAGTCTCGAAGGTAGCGTATTCTATTCTCGTTCGCGCCATCATCAACCCACAAAACCTGCTGACTTATCAACGCTTCTTCGTTGGCAAGCCGACACACCATCATCTGTTGTTCAAGTGTCAGGGTCGTGCCGTATGTCTCATGTGTGAGCTCTTTCAGTATTACGTCTTTCATATTGGTGCTCTTGTTTTTTGTTTAGACGCGGTGATGTTGTACACCGTGTCCGTACCCATTGCCATGCTCCAGAAACTGTAGCGGTATCCGTCCTTGGCCTTGACAGTGAAGGTGAACTCACTGCTCATGTTGAAATACATGGGGCGAGATGATATGTCTGCCCAAGTATCCAACGCCTCCTCCTTATCGTATGTTGCCCACCAGTAGTCACCAAGCCATTCGTACCACACAGAACACTCAATGGCATTGGGGTCATAGTCGCCCCCCATCACCGGGTCTGTAACATACGCAGGGCATTTGCGTAACGGAGTACATGACGACAGCAACAGGAGCAACACGGTTGCGCACTTGACTCCACGCATCAGATGGTGTCAAAGATGTAGAACGTGTTGCAGTCTTTCTCGTCGAGGTAGTTCTCTATAAGCTGTACCGCACGATTGAACTTTGCCCTACCCCTCTCAAGGGTTTCTTCAGTCGCCTCGTAAACCGCTATGGGATACGGATAGCTCTTCTCTTGAGCGACCCAGTAGAACGTGTCAATCCCCAGCACCTGTGTGTAGATGTGAGCTTGAATGTCATAGTCGAAACTCCTGACATCAAACCTAAACTTCATTAGGTCACGCGCACTCTTCAGGTCCGTGATGTAGTTGCTGCCAAGGCAGTCAAGGAACCCCCGCACTGGAATGCCGTCAAGGTCTGTGTTGAACTCATGCTGGTAGTCACCCTGAAGGTAGCCCTCCAGCACCCCGGTGTCCTTGAGGCGTTGAATCATCTCCTCTGCCTTGGTGACATCCTCTTGCGACACCAGCTCCAAGCCTTTCTCTTTGACCTCAACCTCATAGTCTTTCAGCCAGTTCTTGTATTTGGCTGTCATACGAGGTGAAGTGATAGTCGGGCGCTCAGTTACAATGGCGTTGACTATCTCACTGTCATCGAGAACAAAGTACCGCTTATCCAAATCCTTGGGCGTGAACAACATGCAGTCGTACATACCTCCAAAGGTGAAGGCCGCAGACTCTTTCTTTAGCTGACCTTTCATGTACATCTCCCACAGGCGCATGTCCTTTAGGGCGTACTTAATGGAGCTGTAGGACAGGTAGCCCTTACCCACCTTGTCTATAAGCTTTAATGAGAAATCCATTAGGCTCCGAGTTTTTCGGCAAGGTTGCCAATGGTCTTGAGCTTGTTGAACTGGGTCGGCGTGAACTCATTCTTCGCGCGTGACTCAATCTTCTTCCAAGCCTCAGCTTTATTCTCTTGCTTGCTCAACCACTCAAAGGTCTGGTCAAACTTCTCTTTGCGGGAAGGTTCAGCCTTTGCTTTCGGAGCCTCGTCTCTGCCGTGAGTGTTGGTACCGTCGCTGTCCTTCGTGTCGTCGATACAGAACATACCATTCAAGGCATACTTACGAGCGTAGCTGGATGCTGTTCCGGTAATCTGACTCCCATCCATACCCTTCTTAGTTTCTTCTTCTCGAGCGAAGGCAGTGGTCTGTACCTCTACCTCACCATCACCTACCGCACAGGTTGCCTTAACGTATACTCTACCTCCAACTTCAACCACTTCATCAGACAGCGTAATGAACAGCCCGAGTTTTTTTAGGTGTGGTTTAAGGGATTCA